CCGTCATGTGCTGAACCATTTTCGCCACTACGCCCGGTTTGTATGAATCGTCATGCTCTGCCATTTCAACGTAAGGCAGTGCCATCGTCAGCGCGTCAAGTAGTTCGGGTGCTGCTGTGATCAGGCGGGCATTGGCTATACACTCGGCGCGCTCTGCCATTTCAACTTCCCACCCGTCTTCGTAAGGGTCCACGCCGTATACGCGGGCGATGCTGAGTTTCCTGTGAGGGGACCAAACCTGGTCTGTGCCGGTCGAATCATCATAACAGGGCTGAGACTTCCAGGGTCCTGGTGTGTGCTGGTGCATTGTATTCATCCTCATAACTAAAAACTAAGAACTAATTAGATCGCGTTTCAATTTGTTGACAATTCTCTCTGCGTTGCCGGGACTCGAATCCCTATCGTACAAGTCAGCACGACAGAGGTAAACTCGACCGTCCTCATCCTTCTGAAGAAAGGCTTTGATTGGACGACCGAGGACATAGTCAGAGAAGTGATGCACCCCATCCTCCTCAGGACCAAGTTGCTCCCTGGCCTCATCGACTGTTATGTCCCTGTGTACGGCGTGAAGATTACACGCCCGAGTATCAGAGCTACTGGTGTTGTTGTGCAACTCCATCAATAGCACTGCTGGATCTATTCCTGTGACGTTGATATTCATTCTGTGTTCATCCTCATACGTTAGAAACTAAGGTAGAGCCGCGAAACGATCTCCACCACGGTAGCGGAGAAGATCGGGAAGGGTCATTCGATGCGCATCCAATGGGCGCTTTCATCGGGGGATAGCCAGCCCTGGCCTACCTTGAGATTGGAAAGGTGATCTTTGACCTCGCTGGCCTTGCGGGTGACGTGCATTTCATCATTGCCGCCAATGTAAACGTGAAACTTCATAATAGGGTCAGATTCTATTGGGTTGTTGGGCATTGTTCATCCTCTATATGTCAGGAACTAATTAGAGCCGTGAAACGATCTCCAGACCGCTAGGCCAGAAGATCGGGAAGGGTCATCCAAAGTACCCCGGATCATCGACGATATGCTCGATATCCCCCACAATAGAATCAAGATATTCCTGCGCTGATTCCAGCATTTCGCCCGCAGTAGCAGTAGGGCCATCCACAGTACCATCGGTGCTACCTTCGAGGATATCGGGATGCGTCCACCCGAAGGTACTGGCGATCCCGCAGTGATCTGTGTCGCCTTGCACTAAGATAGTGGTCGATTCGTCGCGTGGGTTCCAATCACCTTCCCCGTTGACCTGGCATACCATGTAGCATCCGGGAGCGTAAGACTGGTCTGTATCCAAGATAATGTTCATTGTTCGTCATCCTCATACTTGAAACTAGGTAGAGCCGTGAAACGATCTCCACCACGGTAGCGGAGAAGATCGGGAGGGGTCATTCGGAGAAGAGTACGCTCCCGCCTTCAACCCGCAGCAACACGCCGCGATTGTTCAACTCTTCGGCGTACGCTTCCTCAATTTCGTCTTCGTCCATATCCGGGATATCGGCGGGGTCGACTAGATCCTCCAGGGCGATACTGTGATCGGCAGCGAGATCTGCAGCACTATCATATTCGCCCCAGTCACAGCATATCCCGATCACGTCGAACTCGACCGACGTACCCATATCTTCGCCAAGATCCCAGTACCACTCAAAGAGCGCGTCGTAAGCGTGATAAGAGAATTGATCCTCGCGGCCATACTGTTGGAACTCATCCCGCATATGTGAGGCGGATCGTATTGTCTGTTTCAGCATTGTTCATCATCCTCATCAGTTGGAAGGTATCCGGGATAATTCCCGGCATCCTCGTTGGGTGTCAGTGCCATGCTCAGGAACCACACAAATAGCGCGATGATTCCGAAGGCGACGATCAGCAGTAGGATATCTTGGGTCATATCTCGCACCCATTTAGGTCGATCTCACAGACAATAGGATGCCCCGTAACGGAATATACGCTGGGAATCTCATGTTCACCGTTGATCTCAAAGTCTGCAATAGGTCGCGTGGCTGTGAACATTTCATTGAGATAATCATCGACGGGGATTCGAGGGTGCAGGGAATCCTGCAGAGCCTCGCGCATCTGATCGAGTGTTATGTGAGTCATGCTGTCACCTGCTCGCGGCAGTCGTTGATGGCTTCCTGCTCAGTCTCGAAAGGTCCGAATGGGGCGGAATCTGGAAGGCATCCCGGGAAGACGTGCCAATAGTAGAACCCCGGGATCATCCCGAAAGCCTGATTATATTGTGGTGAACCGATGTCTTCGATGTCATCGCGGGATTCAACCCGACAATGAAATACTTCAGCATCCGGCAACGAGTACGGGTCAGGTTCCTTTGAAGGGTCCGAGTAGAATCGCATGGTTTCATCCTCTAAGTACTGCCCGCACCATTACGGGCGTGTTGAAACCGCCCCAATACCTTTCAGCAGTGGAGCGGTGGGGATCATGCAAGGGCGATTGAACGAAGTTGCCTCTGTATTCGCTTGCGGGCGGCCTTTCGAAGCATTCTTCGACGAAGCCGCTTACCTTCGAGCGCATCGGGGAAGTACGGGTATCTGCACAGCATCTCGATTTCAAGCCACCGTGCATACGCTTGGGATTGTGACCGGATTCGCTCGTGGGCTTCGGTAAGTTGCTCAGGTGTCAGCATTGTTTCATCCTCAAGTATCAGTCCGCACAATCGCGGGCGTGTTGAATCATACCTGCACATCGGCTCGCGCCAAGTGAGTACAACCCCGAATGTCTGAGAAAGTTGGAAATAGTCCATGGGAGCCTAGAATCGAAGGAAGTATTTCCCCAACTGTAAAGTAGCCTACCGAAATTGGCAGGCATTCATCCACGTATCCGCATAGGCGGATGATAGACAGTCAGACCAGGCTACTAGATCATGAGTCCAGTCACATCCCCTATAAAGGTAGGAGATTCGATAGGGGGGTGGCATCATTGAATGTCGCGGCCGTCATTATCGAAGGGGGGTACGGGGGAATGCTTAGCACTACAACAACATACACCCTGTCAGATTTTTCAACCAAAATCCCCTAGACACCTCCCAACACCTCCCAACACCTCCCAACACCTCCAAGCACCTTCTAAGCACCTTCTAAGCATACGCCATATACGGGATCCTCTCGGACATCAGTATGGTCATTCTCAGACTCCCCCAGAACACCCCAAAGCACCCAAGCCAGTGCCAGATTTTCCAGACCCACTTGGAAATTGCATATTTGATTCTTTTGAACTCACCATTTCTATCCATTCCTGGATCTCCTCTGGGTTCTCTTTGACAATACTTGTCAGTGACATCTCCAAGGTTCTTATGGCCCCTTCTGAGAGGGTAAGACCATAGATCTCGGTGATGCACTCCAGGACTTCATGCAGGATTGTCAACCCTTTGACATCCCTTGGGAGGTCTTTGTTGATGTATATCTTTGGAACAGGTAGACACCAGAACTCCCCCCACGTCTCTTCCTTGGTCATGTCTTTTTCAATGACAGGTACTTGAAGAGGACCAATGTGGAGCTTCATTGCCGTCGAATCTTCAAAGTTCTTTCTCGGGCTGCCCGTTCACCTTCATCACGATCATGTTTGTCCTGACCCATCTTCAGTATTGGGTTCACTTTGCTCATCCATCGAAGGGCAGGTAAAGGAGACTTTGCAAAGTTAAGTGGATTAGACATACACATAGAAGTTACCCCTAATTTGTTTTGGGTTGTTTATATAAGAATTACTTCTATATATTCTTATATAAGTTATATAGAGGTAATATAGTAGTAATGTAGTAGTAATTACCTAAGACTCTCTAAGATTATCTAAGGTTCTTTCTAAGATACTTCTGTATTCACAACTCTTCTTAGATTATCTTAGATATTCCTTAGATATTCTTCTAGATGTTCTTTTAATTATCTTCACTTAGATCTCTTAGATCCTGAGTCTCCCCCCCAAACCCCCCCGTGGACCGTCCAGGGAGGATGAACTTGGAGGTCAACACGGAGGAAATCTGGGGGAGAAACTCAGAATCTAGGAGACCAGATGAAGATATCTTCACTTGAGTCTCTTGAGTCCGTCGTTCCCCAAAGAATCTTGGTTCTTCAAAAGTTGTACCTAATTCATTTTTAACCCTCTCAGGGGGGTCATGCTCTCACAGGCCGTAGGATGGCTCAGGAGCGATTTGAATGATCCAAGGTAGGATGGGATACCTGAGTGGATGAAACGCTCTCAGGGAGCCTCTGAGGGCCTCTCAGATATCTTCTGGTGTCAGCATGTCAATGACCTTCATGTGGGCCACCAAAGCATCCGTCAATTGGACGGTATTGATTCTGTCAAGCAAGAACTCTTCCCATGCATCTATGAAGTCATCGAGGGATGCTCTGAGGAGTTGTTCATCCATGACATGGAGTCTCTTGTGTTTGATCCAAGACAATGATCTTGGAATTTATTGAGTTCTTCTTGGAGTTTCTCGGATCTGTTGAACCGAACTGCTTCATCAACATCCCGGCTCATCTGGTCTACCCAATACTGGCAAGCCATCGCAAGGACATCTAAGCGGTCATCGTGAGCCAGTGAACCCTTGTCTCTAGTCAACCGGGTCATCTGGTAGAAGAGCTGGTATTTCAGGGCCTTCTCTGAGGGGAGATGCTTGGTTGAGTCATAGTCCTGTCGGATAACTCGCTCATCTACCACCAGTTTATGTCTGTTCATAACTGGCTCTAAAACATCCAATATGCGTCGTTCTTTCTGGATATTGTGGCGAACTTCCGTGATCGTGACTTTGTGAATCTTTGAGAGAATTGGCTGTAACAGTGCCGTAAACATGCCATCACCGAAGTTGGATTCGACCAAAATTTCGTTGACATCCTGCTCCTTGGCAATCACTGACAACGCCTTCAAGGTCTCCTCTGAGTACCCTCCAGGGAGTCCACCGGCTGCTGTGACGAAGAGCTGAGAGTTCAACATCTTGACCACTGAATAGGCCGTCTCATCAGCACCACGACCCGAGGGGTCAATCGCCATCACAGCTCCCTGATACTTCAGGAGTTCACCATTGGTCCCCATCGGCATGTAATACCGATCACCATTGAACCCCACACATGGGAGGTCTTTATATGCATACTCAGGAGACCCCGCCCAGACCACCTTCTCAGGTGCATTCTCAGCATCCAGTCTCATCACAACCAAGTCATTCAGTTTCAGTGGGTATCTATCAGCATCACTCAAGGATGTATCAAGCATGAATTGCAAAGCAAACCCTGAGCGTCCATAGGATGCCTCACGTTCCATGAGGTCAAACTGGTTGAACCTCTTGGGGTCTGTTGGCTCACCCTCCTCCATGTCCAACTCAAGGATCGTAGGAGCAATCCTGGGGCCATACCCGATGATCTGACGCTCATTAGGTTTCCGAGCAGGCCAGATCTTCACATCATATCCACGGTCTGGTAATTCGTTGTAGAGACTCTGCTCAGACTGAGGAGTCCCAAGGTAGATCACATGACCAGCAGGTTTCAGAACAGCATCGAACTCCTGTACCGCCACACTGATCTTGTCACGCATCATCTGGGTTGCTGAGTTGTTCAAGGACTCCACATCATCAGCAATGATCAGGTCCGCACGAGCACCTGTGATCTGTGAGGAGATCCCCTTGGAGGTCACCGAAGGAGCATGGCTCGCTGGAGCAGGACCAACATCAAAGGCAATCTTGGAGTTCCTCTGAGTCTCGTGAGGTTTCAGGTGATGCAGGATCTCCATCTCAGAGATCAACCGCAAAGTGAATGTACTGAAGTCATCAGCACGTTGCTTAGACGCAGACACCACCAGGATGTTCTTGGTGGGATCTAGGAGTAGCTGGTGACACACAAACGCAGAAGTGATCCAAGACTTCCCGACACCCCTGAAGGCCATTACGCATCGACGCTTAGGACCACACTGAATGTAGTCAGCAATGTCGTATTGGATCGGGGTGGGGTCGGGAAGACCTAGGTGATCCCACGCCAGATACAGGAAATTCCTGAAGTCTTTTAGGCGGGGGTCCATGATATGTTTCTCAACCTACGTTGGGGATCTCTGCTTCGGGGTCAAACGGGAGAACCTTCGCCAAGTTCAGCAGAGGTTCACTTTGGTTGATGTTGGCATCAATTCCGTTGTCCTTGAGGAACTGCCGAGCAACACTGAGTTCACCTGAACCAGCTTCACCAGACATGATACGTTCCATCAGGAGCATCGAGAGAGCCTCATGCAACTTTCCCAGTTCCTTCTTGTCCATTATGCCTTCTTCTTCTTCTTTTTCTTCTTACCAATCTTCAGGCGAGATCCCACAGATCCCACCCGAACCTTTGATCGAGTGCTTGATGAGTGGACACGATCACCTTTACTTGTCAACCTATCACGAGCCATGTTTAAATTCCTTCCTGTGTTATCCGCCGACTTGGACGGTGACAGTTCCTGAGCACCCAGCAGCAGCGGTACACGTCGCCCGCATCTCTGGGAACAGTTGTAAATCTTCTTCGTTCAGGGTCTCATCGGCATTCAAGTTCTTAGAGGCAACCTGTACCCACTCCATTGAGGAACTCAAGCGGCCCTCAACTTTGGTGACAAGGTTTCCTGAACCCACATAAGATGTGCATCGCATTGAAGCGATACCACGGTTTGATTTGGGCATGTGAAACAACACAGTTGACCCAGTTTCAGTTGCGGAAGCAGCAACAGCCACCTCGTCCATTAGAGTTTTTACAAGCATTCGATTAGTCCGTTTTAATATATTGAAAGAGAAATGAAGCAGCAGCCCCAATGACCGCAGCGGCCCCCAACATCCAACTTCTGGATTGTTCGAGATTACGAATTCGATGGTCCTGGCGATTCAGTTCCTCGTCGTGAACAGCCATGGAAGTGATCAAGGAATCTACCTTTCCTTCTAACCTCCCCAGGGCCAGCAGTAATTCTTCGTTCATTACGCACCTATTTCCATAATAGTTATTGAACTCGCCATGACACCACCAAGTAGACGAGCACCTGATTGCCCGTTGAATGTTGTTGTGCCAGCAGTACCATTTCCAGCCCTTACTTTGAAAGTGGTGGCAGAAGTAGTACCTGTGGTCATGTAGTGGTTGAAACTTATGCACTCAAGATGATTTGCGGTTTCTTGTTTGAAACCCGCTGCCAATGCACCTGCGGTAGTATCTTGAAATAATGCTGCTGTGAAGTTGTCGGCAGCTGAGTTGGCAAAATAGAAAACAACTTCAATCAGTAATTTATTTGTTGCACTGGCAGGCGTGATTGCAAGCGTCATGTATTCATCGCCTTCTGTGATTTGTGGAATTGTATCATCCATTGGGAGGACGGTTGTACCAGTGGCTACAGCACCATCCATGACGTTCACAACCTGAAGGATCTTTCCATTATCTGTATGGGCAGCCCAAACTGGATTCGCAGCAGCCCCCTGAGTCTTCAGGAAGTATCCACTGGTGCCAGCACCAAGGTTCACAAGGTTAGAGCCGTTGTAATACAGAACGTCACCCTGGGCGAGCGTAGCTCCCCCGAGGTCTTCCAGGGCAGCGTCATCAAGCATACCGCCCGGTACTTTGGTAGTCATAATTAGTCCACAGGCTTGGCCTGCAACAGAGGATCACGTGTCGTTTCTAGAAATTTCGTACCAACCATCCGCAGATACAATGTGTCCAGAAATGGTCATATAAATCAGTTCAATAAAATGGTTCGCAGAGTCCAACGCAAAATCCGCCGTTAGATTAAGATTCCCAGTTGATTTCAACGTCACCACTCGACTGGCATCAACCGCTTTTAACAGCATTCGTTGACCGGCTGTTCCACCGTTAATGTCCGTCAGATCATCCGCTGCTGCGTCCCCTTCTGTATCGACTGTAATAATTGAAGGCCGCCCACTTAGAGTAATAGCGTTACTTGCTGCCGTGTACTCAGTCGCCGTGCTGTTTACCTGAGAACCAAGGTAAGTCCATTGAGGGGATGTATCTGTTGTTAAGAATGACCCAAGGACCACGGTTCCACTGAATACATCTGGGTTTGGGTCTGTGTCATAACCATAAGCGATGATGTAGCGGTTTGCGGGAGCTGTTTCTTGGTTACCAATAACTTGGCATACCCACCAATTCTCACCATCAACCGCAGTAGGTGCTTGTGTGTGTAATGAGGTAATCCACACCATCTTGTTTGCAGGGATGTCCGCAAGACTCACTGAGTTGCCCAAGACTTCTGGAAGCTCTCCATACTTTGAAATAAGCGGACCAGCAAACCGAGTAGGAGTCCCCCCAGCGTCAGTAACTGGTGCGGCTGCTGGTATGCGAAGTCGAACGTCATTCCTTTCAAGATCTGTCCCATAGAATCCGCTGGAAATTTCTGACCAACCAACGTCCGCTGACACCCCACTTGGCAGCATTGGCGTGTTGTCTTTAGAACCATCCGTAGTCCACGCACCGATGAACGACACTCCTTCACAAGTCGCCGTCATTTGAATGTTCTGAACCAGTTTGCAGTTGGTAAATCGGATGCTTCGACAGTTGTTTAGGCGACTGGTGTTGATGTTGCAGTTAGTAAAGAACAGGTTGTACACCCGACCATCAGGGGTGTTTTCTGCGCTGTACCCGTTAGAACCATCAATGTAGAGATCCCAGTTGATTTTTTCCCACAAGTCGCCTGCTTGGTATGTGACTGCTGCTCTGTCTAAAGTTAATACAGTAGAGCTAGTAATATCGAGGACTTTGATATTTACAGGACCACTTTCAGTTGAGCCACCTATTCGCAGAGACTCAGTAGAGATGTAGCCGTTCAAAGGGACTTCGTGGTTGCTATCCAATGTGATTTTGGCTTTACCAGCATGATCTCCACCGTGGTCGGCAATCCCTGTTATTGAAATAGGTGTTGAAGAAGACCCGTTGCCCGTAAGCGTGCAGTTGACAAAATAACTTTCAAAGATGTTGTCGCTATCGGTTGGGTTGACCAGATAAAGACCGTACTTTCCGTTGTCGATAACCAAACAGTGGCTCATCTTCAAAGAGCCAGCACCTTCAACTTTTACGCCATATTCGGTGTTATTCGTGAATACCGCGTCAATGACATCAATTCCCCGAGTGTCTTTGGAGTACATCCCGGTAGTGCAGTCTCTTACAAGCACATTTGAAACCCGGCATCTAGCAGAACCTTGTCCGGTCGCCTCATCCCAATAAATGCCGGTGTTGTAATCTTCAATAGTACAGTTGCTGATTTCAACGTATGCAGGGCCAACAGCATCAGGGTCTTCTTCAACGATTTTAATCGCGTGTTCTCCAGGGTTTGTAGCCTCGCTGTTGCCTGAAAGTTTGAGATTAGAAATGTGAGTGTAACTGTTGTCTGTTTTAATCCCGACACCAATAAGGCGGGAACCTTTACCGCAGCCTACTACGGACGGTCTGGCTTTCCAGTTTGTGTTGGTTTGGTCCGCATCTAGTTCAAGATAAACATCCGCAGCAGATGTTGGGGTGTATAAATAGTCCCCCGGAGGAAAGTAGAGAACAGCACTATTGTTCGCGTTCCACTTCGCGTTAGCTGCTGCAAGAGCTTCCAAAATCGCAGCGCGATCGTCAGTAGTCCCATCGCCAGTCGCACCAAACTTCTTAACATTTACAACATCGTCAGCGGGTACCCGAAGCCCACCAGCGGTAGACCCATCATGGATCCGCAACTCTTTGTTGTCAGTGACATAAGTTATCTCACCGGCTGCTCCCGTGAAAGAGTCGTGTTCAGTCTTAGAGCCACGCCTGAGTTGTACTTGTTTAGTAGTCATTGGGTTTTCCTAAAAGTTTCAACCAGCGGATACTGTTAAAGTACCACTAGAATTCCAAAGTTGCCCCTCAACTTCGGGGTCAGATGTGGGAAGGTTTGGGAATGAGATGTCAGTTCCACCGACTGTGAGATCATCCCCAACACTGAGATCCCCAGTGATTGACGGACTATCTGCAAGGATGTCCCGAGTGACCCCAATGTTTCGGACGGTCAACACCTGAGCGAGAGACGCACCTGTTCCAAGTGTCAAGGTGGCCCCTGAGATTGTGAAGTCTGTGGTGGGTTTCTGAACCACACCATCGAGATCCACAATGAATGAATTCACATCTGTTGATGTGGGAGTAGGATCCATCACGAAGGCGGTCTGGGAAGCCGTCGCAGTGAACGAGTAAAGTTGCGGAATCGAAGGGGCATCGTAAAGTTCAAGCCCGTCCACGTACTCCTTGGTAACAGCGTCGTTGGCCCCAGTGGGAGTCGCGACATCTTTGATGCGTTTCTCTTGGGCAGTCCAGTTTTGGTCCGTTTGATCAACCCCCAGAGCGTCACTGGTAGCAGAATCCTCAGCCTCCTGAGAGATATACAACAACCCCAGAACAGCAGTATCAAGGTCCTTTTCGGTCAACACAGAGCCGTCTTGGAAGTCCGCGATCTGAGCCTGATACTCAGCCTTAGTCTTCGGGGTTACTCTTCTGAGAAACACAACCGTCCCAGAATCTGGAGCAGATGCGAAGGTAACCTTGTTGGTCCCCGCATCAATGGTGTACCCAGAGGTCTGCTCTACACCACTGAGGTAGACCTCAATGTGTTCTGTAGAAAGGTAATCGAACGTGATGGCAAACTCGCTTTGCCCCGTACTCTCGTACCTGTCATAACTGTAAATTGCCATCACTGTCTCTCAATAAGTGCGAGGAGCTGATTGACCTGAGAAGTATTTCCTGATCTGCGGTGTTGCTTGATCAAGGCTCCAATCTCATCTCTTCGCTGGACTTCTGGGAATTCTTTGAGCATTTGGCTGAATGCCTTTGCTCTATACTTGGACACTACGCGGTTGATTGCCGCAACACGGGGGGACTTGTCTAGACCTTCGATATCTTCTTCTGGAAGACGCTTGTACTGGGAGGACTTGAACAGGCGTGTGAGTTCCTGCTCGATGGACCGCCCGGAAACCTTTACAGAACCCTGGAGTTCCAACCATCGGTCATACGCGGACTGATTCTTGCGATTCTTGTACCCACGGAGGTCAACCCCATTCTTCACAGCACCGGGGGGTGTGAACCCGTGGCCGACATTGGCAATCTCTTTCGCCACAAAGGAACTTCCACCAGTTGAGTATGTGAAGGGGTTATACAGTTCACCTTGACCAGGGTGCTTGATGGTCTGCCCAAGGAAGTTCCGGCGAGGATCAAGGTCCGCCGAGAGACCAGGCACACGACTGCGTATAGCATCAAGCATCCCTTGGACTGCCTTCAGGTCATTGTCACCGAACGCTGTACCTGTTTGACCAACAAATGCTGGTACGAAGGATGCTGCGAACTGTTTCGCAAGGGCTGGTCCGCCTTGTGTTGGGTTTGATACCGCCCCAAATACTCGTTGAAGACCTGTGAGATATGACTTACTGGCAACATTCTTACCAACAGCAATCGCAATCGCTGGGATCATCCCCTCAAGTTGGTAGATGGATTCCTCATCATTATTACTAGCAGCCACCGCCATTGTCTCATTGAAGTCAGCAGCAAGACCCAGGAAGGTTGCGAAGGGATCCAGTCTCCGATAAGAGACATAGTTCTCACCAATCTTGACGGAATAGGGCTGCCACCCAGTACGTGTCAGTGCTTCGCGTTCATGCCGGTTGGCTGGACCATTCCCTGTAAGAAGCTCCCCCCTTGCAAGAGCAGCCATGCCAAAGAGACCCATTGCTCCTGTCGCCATCCTTCCCATAAAGTCCGCACGGACAGCCGCGTCACTGCTCATAGACTTCCAGTATTCTTTTTTCAGGAGAACTTTCAACGCGATTGGGGAGCGATCCAGATAGAACTTCAGTAGGTTCGTGGGGGTTCTAACGAAGGGGACGATGAATCGGAGAGAGGGGTATTTGTTGATGATATCGTTGACACCCTTGGATACCCCAACAACCATCCCACGGTCCCGAGATAACGGGGTTGTGAAGGTAGACGTTCTGGCTACTTCTCTTGCTCTCTCAGCAATCTCACCAGCATTCTGATCCCAGTTCTTGTAAAGGTACTTCTTCACATGATCGTTGTATTCTTTGGAGGATTCATCGAGACCCTTCATCGTTGCCTCAGCGTGCGCTCGTTCAAGAAGAATTTTTTCAGAGTACATCTGATCATCTTTCACCATCTGCTCAAACAAGCGGTCAACCTCTGTTGCTTGAGCTACTCGATTACCCATGAGAGATGGGTCTGATCCTACCCGTTTCCATAGGTCTCGCTTGATGTGTGCGCGGTAGTTGAGTTGCTTGAAGAATTCATCTTCAGCCGTCAAGAACCTGCTAGGGGCATTTATGGTGTTACCGGCCCACTTCTTCGCCGTGGTGGCGAGGTCATCCACATCTGGGTTTATATCAGTCGCCCCACCCTTTGGTTGGTATTCCATCGCTCTCACATGAGGATCAAGACGGTTCCTGCCCTCTTTGAAGGACATCCTTGCTGCACCCATCGCGTCACCAACCGACTCAAATAGGTACATATAGGTGGAGAGTTCTTCCCCCATTGCAGACAAACTACGCTCAGACATCCCACGACCAATAGCCTTCTCAAGTGGAAGGAACAACGTGGTAGCAAGACCCGAAGCGATGTTGACGAAGTGCGTGGATGGGCCACTCAGGATGGCATTCATCCAGTAGGAGACCAGAGCGTTGTCCTTCTTTCGGAGGAGTTTCAAAGCCCCCCTGCCTGTCTCGTCGGCCTTGTACGCCTCAGTAAACTTATTCATCTCAGCCCGGACACGCTTGAGTCCTTGCTTAAAGTCGCCTTCACCGATCTCCTCGATAACCTGTCGCTGTGCCCTTGACCAATCAACGAGTTCACGTTCTCCGGGTTTCAGGACGGTCCCTTTGATTTTCTTACCACCGTAGCCTTCGCCCTTACCTGGTCCTTTACCTTTACCTTCTCCAGCACCTTTACCGGGACCAAGACCTTCGCCCTTACCGCCAGTCACCAGTTCCTCTGGCATCACGCGAGCATCAGTTTCAATATATGGTGTGAACCTCCGACCAGCCAAAGTTTGTGCGATGTTGCGGCCAGTGTTAATAGAGGCTTTCAGGAAGACACCGTGGACCTGCTTCATTCTCACAAATTTCAGAACATCATCCAAACCAGCCCCTTCTCCCAATCTTGCCACCTCATACATATCCGCTGAGAGCTTCTTCAGTGAGTTTCGGATCCCGTTTGCTTTGGCGAGAGCGGACTGAAGCTGTTCAGTTGCAACTTCTGTATTCTTCGCCACAGCCTCAAGAGTACCATCATCTGTAACATTCTTGAGCCAACCCGCAACCTCACCCAACTCTTCTCGTCCTTGCCCGGCGGACTCCCCCAAAGTTTTACTTGGGTCTATTTCAAAATCTCTTGCTTCACGGGCAATCATCTTCATCACTTCTGGTTCGGTGGTGAGACGGCTAGCATTTACCTTACCACCCACAGGATCTTTACCAGCTCTCAGGTCCGCTTGTCGTTGGGCGGGAGTCTTTAAGGCTTCCTCGTCAGAGACGGCGCGGACCTCATCCATATAGTTGTCAAGGTCGTACAACTCATCATCACTTTGGCGGAGGATGCTTGGGTCCGCAGGATCGCCCTTAGTCAACGACCTCACCCCACCAGTAGCAGGACGAGACGGGAGACCTTCACGGGTCATCAGGTTACCCATGATGTCCTTAATCTCTGCATTCATCTCAATGTCGATCTGGGAACCTGAGACATCTTCGTAGACATCCCGCATCCATCCACCTAGTTTCGTGAAGAGACCCTGAAGTCCCTTGGTGGGAGCCTTGCCGTCACGGATGTACCGCTCAAATCCTCTGGCGAACTTCTCTTCAGCATCCCGAACCCAACCATTTTCGGTGACACCGGCCCATTTCTCAATACGATCCAGTTCCTTCTCGTTGATCCCTCTCCGTGCTTGCTCCGGCATATTCCGGTTCAACAACCAGCGACGAGCAACGTGGGCAACTTCATGGATTCCAGTTGAGACATCTGCACTTCTGAATCCGGTGATGATGGCTGTGCCATCTTCCTTGAATTGAACGAGACCTTGGGTGGTCCGGGTATCAACAAGTGTGTCCTCAAACTTGGCGTAACCCTTATCTACCAGTGGATCGTGTTTCTCAAACTGAATAGATTTCCTGTCTATACCAAGGCTGTTAATCAGAGAGACCACACCAGTTGCCTGGTCCTCTTCAATGTTCAGTGCTTTGGCAACAGAGGTGGTGTACTCACGAACCTCCACAACCTTCTGGTAGCCCTTCATGTCAACAACACCGTCCTGAACGGCTTGCATGACTTCATCAGGAGACTTCCCAGCAGCCTTAGCCTTGAGGCCGTGACGGAAACCACGCAGTCCTTGGATGAAGGTGTCCATGAGACCACCAATACCAAGACCCTCGATGGCGTTCTTCAATCGACCCTCAATCTCCGAGTCATCTTCATCAGATGCGAGATACTCCGTGATTGGGTTCTGGAGCGATGGGGCCATCTGAATCAGGTTTGACAGTCGAGCCTCGTGTGCATCAAACACAGCGAAGTCAGTGACCGCACCAGCGACCGCATACTTACCAAGCTCCCTCCCCTTAGCAATCGCAGCAGCCTTCCTGCCAGTCCCAGCAGCCTTCTCAGCCTTCGTGAGTACCCCTGAGACTTTGGTGAGTGCACCAATCTTAGAAGCAGCTCCGAGACCCACACCAACAAACGGGATGGCGAACTGAGAGATACCCTCAACCAGCCCACCAACCATTGTGGAGGACTTCCCCAGCAACCTGTTGTCATAGTCGGGCAAAGCATCAAAGGTCATGTAGTCCGCAAGGTTGTAGACACCCTGGAAGGCTCCCTCGATACCCCGGAATGGAGCGGCAGCGATGTCTCCGAGATAATCGAAGAATCCAAACTCTTCCTGCCCCGTGTCAACAGTCTTTGGTTTTGTTGCGGTTTCCCACATGTTGCCGTATTCGGGGGTATCCAGATAATCTGAAAGAGGCATCAATTAGATCCTTTAACGTCAGCGGGCTTGAGACCAAGTTGCAGGGACTGGTAGCGGAAGAAATCTGCGGGCAGACCTGCATCAGTACCAAGAGCGATCAGAAGTGCACCAACCCGCGTCTCACCAACAGGTGTGTTGTTTTCAAGAGCCAGGTCGTATTCAGCCACCATTGATTCAAGATCCACGCGGTTGTTTACAAACAGATATCGTTTTGAGTTTTTATGGACAGCGGTGATCCCAACCCCATCTTTAGTTTCCCCAGCCTGTAACTCTTCGATAGTCAAGGGTTCAGCGAAGGATCGAGCGAGAAAGTATTGTTGGGTTAGTTTTGGATCGACCTGTGGATCCCAGAGCGTTATGTACTTAGTCCCCACATCAGTACGTACAGGTTTAGTGATAACACCGTGAACCCCTTCCGCAGAAAATGAGTGCGTCCACTGTGCTGGTGCCCCATCTGAGTATGTCTCGACGTTCCGCAAACCACGAAGAAGAGTTGAAGATTGTTGTTCCATTGCTCCGAATGACGCGAGCCTCTCTTTAAGAGTTGACTTCGGGTTTCGCAGAGTGCCCACAAACGATTCAGTGACTTTAGGGAATTGTTGGGAGGACCAGATGGATGATTGTTCGGCCACCACATCGGCAGCAATATCCACAGGAAGTTTTGGTTTCTCCCCTTTGATAACATCCACACCCTTCCTCACTGGTGCACCAAGACCCTCCGTCAACACTTGTATTCGTTCTGAGGCCCACGGGTCGAGGTCTTCCCGAATCTTCGACAGAATACCTCCAAGATCCGCCTCATCATCCCAGTGTTTTGAAATGAGAGAATCTATTTTTCTATTCACTTCCCCACCAAATTGGAGTGTCAGTAGGTTCGCTGCCCTTGATCTCGCATCTGACTCCTGCGTCAGATCAAGATCTTGTGCGTAGAAACGTGAGATAAGTTCCGCTGTAATTTCGTTTCTCACACCACCTAAACCCCTACCATCCAACTCCACCTTCCTTGCGTGTGGACGAAGCCGGGCCGCTTTTTGGTCATCTTCAAGGTTTTTAATTGCCTTCTCCATGCGGACCAGATCTTCACTTGACATTGTTATGTCGAGACTTCGGAACCGCGCTTCGTCGGCGGTAATCCGCCCCAACCAGATCTCCCGATAAAGACTGTCAAAAGCGTCACGGTCTGTGATGTCAGTTGTAGGTGCAACAGCCTTCGCGTAAAGAGTTGGGAACTGCTCCATAGCTTTCGAAACACCCAGTAGATCTAAAGTTTCATCCGACTCTAGTGCGTCTTCAATGAAATTCTGAGCTTCCGCCGCACCCATCTCAGCCAGTTCTCTCCGGTTTTCATAAATAAGGACAGAAATTGCATCACTCGCTTTTAGAAGTTGGTCTGTCCTGTCATTCCTCTCTTTCCGTTCAGTGGACTCTTCCGCACGATCCCCAGCATTCTCAAGGTCATACAGTTCTGAAGCGTATCTCTTACCCATCGTGGCAGAGCCGACCTTGATGCTTTCAAACTTTGTGAGTAGATCACCCGCTTTTGGATCTTGGTCCTCTCTGGCCTCCAAATAGATGTTACGGAAAGCGTTGAAGAACTCAACATCCCCCGCGATACCATGTCTTGAATAACCAATTCCGATGAGTTCCTCCACCTGATCAAATGCCCCGTCTGGATCCCCCCGCCAGCCCTTTAGAGCTTCCGAAAGGTTGTCTGTTAGATCTTCGCGGAGTTGTTCAGAAGTTCTTGCGGCTCTCGTCTGATACACCTGCTGTGAGAACACATTGGCTTGTTTATTGAACTCTTCAGCAGCCGCAGCAGAGGCGTAGAACCCTCCGATGTTCAAAGTCTCAAAGTGGGCCTGCAAGGCTTCCCGAGGATCTTCAGTGCTATAGGGATCCGAGAAACGATCTAGTTGTTCAATTCGCCATTTCTCAAGAGAAGTTCGGGCCAACGTCGCCCCGGCGTGTCGCCTGATTGCCTTCTGAGCAACTGGGCTTGCACCATCCGGTAGTCCTTGTTTCCGCCACTCTGAAGCGAGAGCATCTTCCAACTCCTCCTCAGTCATCGTGTTGACCTGAGCAAGCCCCTCCTCAGTCTCACGCTCAACCATGTCCTTCCACAGATCACCAGCGATTCGCTTCAACTCTGGTGAGAACTCTGCAAGCGAACGGGCAATACCAATCATCTCGTTCTGCGGCTCTTGGAAGTAACCGGGGGAGATGTAAGAATTGGTGGCTTGTTGGACTGGTTGGATTGCTTGTTGGGGATTGAAATCTTCTACTTGGTGTCTATTAGCCATGGGTCAAGGACTCCAATAATATGATTGAGCATTGGGGCCATATTTATTGATACCGGACATGGCGAGGTCATAATTACTGGAATGCAGTGTGCTTCCTCCTGTTCCACCACCCCACCCAGTTATTGACTTGTACTGTCCATAAGCACCAAGGGCAGAAGAACCAATCCGCAGGGCAGCCCCAAGGAACGATGGTCCGGGTGTGGGCATATACATGAGGTTCTCGATTTGTCCTTGAGTACCAGACCGGATTGACTCCAGTTGGTCCTCAATGTTCGCCTCCTTGAATTGGAGGTTTCTATTCACGTTCGTCGCGAACTCAAGGTCTTTACGGTGAAAGTCGTTCATAAGATGTGCCAACGAGGCTCCAGCAACGCCACCCTCACCAGCGGCAACCTGAGCCGTCGCAATCCGTCTACGAGCTTCCCGGTGGACTGTGTTGATCTCATGGGCAGCCGCCTCACGCTCTTGGAGTTGACGATCACGAGCTTGTCTGGTCTGGTTGGCATAGTTCTCAAGTGCTCTTGCAGTACCCAACTCCTGCCTTCGGGCTGCCATCGCATTCTGAGCCTTGGCCTGTTGTTGTTGACCGACGAACGCAACGCCAGTTGAAGCAGTAGATATTGCAACACTAGCGATTGCAATGGACATCGGATCGCACATCAGAAAATCCTTACGAATTCATAAAAGGGTCTTTTCTCAACCCCGTACTCCTGGTGGAGATTTATCAAAGTGAACCCAAGCCATTTGATCCACCTTATGTGGACCGTGTTACGGGCATCAACAAAGTTGAACATCATGTCATAGGGGCGAGCACATTGATCTAACCAGAATCGGCTCTCTCGCAGGAACCGAGTGGTGTTCTTCAGAAGCAGGTCTGTACCCAACAACCAAATCATTCCAACACCAGGCATCACGGGACCAGCCCCGAATATCCCAGCGGGAACCCCATCACCAACAATGGTGAACGGAACATCCGATGTACTGAACCCAGTTATCAACGCCTCCAAAGGTGTTTGACCACTGTTAGCTACAATCTCATCCCGGTCTGCATCACGGATGTTCTCAGCAATCCAATAACAATCTTCAAGAACCGACATTCGGACGTATAGATCTATACGCCGACTCGTTTCGCTCTTGGAGACCAATTCAGTTCAAACTCCGCTGACATGAGATTACTGGGGAGGGGGCTATCGTTCTTGATCGTTATTGTAACTTGGTTTGCTTTAGAGAATACGGGAAATCTGAATTCTCCACTTTCCAATGGAACTTCTCCGATGGTCAAAGCAGACCCCAACACCCGACCAGCAAAGACATGCGTGTTGGTGTCTCGATAATCTGGGGTAACTTCCACAGAGAAATAGGAAGAGTCAGCATATACCAATGTTCCGTATCTGAGTTGCGCTCGACCGTCTGTGATAACTGCACGGCCACCACCGGGAGATTGTTCCTTCAGGGTGACATCTGACATTTGGTAGGTCATCTCGTATGCCTCACCAACATAGAACCCGAGAGCACCGATCACGGAAGAAACTGAACCATAATCCGCAGTTTCAGTGGCCGAACTCAGATCGCCCTCATCTTCTGTGGTGGAGGGTGTCTCAGAAATATCCCCATAGTCCACATCATCTCTAACAGAATCTCTCAGAGTAACCGTGGTGTCCCCAGCTTCTGGCGCACCCATGACAGGAATCCTTGCGCCCAAAGCGGTGATAACCTGAATATCAGTTCTACCTGCGGTAATCTCATACGAAAGTGTGATGATCTTACCTGTGGTGTCTATGGTTGCCGAGCCATCCCGGCGATCCAAGCGTGCCACATAGGTCGAAGCGGGATCCGTCTTCCCCACCTCAAAGGCCATCTTCTCAATGAAGACACCCTGACTGCGGTAAACCACCAAGTAGAGATCGGTATCTATGAAGTCTGCTCCCAAGATCGTAGATCCAGTCCCAAACTCAAACCTGTGCCACGCACTTTGTAGTCTTTCAGTACCCGAGTTGTGGAAGTTGTAGACATACAAAGCATCCGCATCCCCATCCGTCATGCACACCAGAACATTCTCGTGGGATGCAGCAGCAATCTTCGTGATCTTTCCGGGGATGTATTTGGGGATATGTGCAGAGACATCAAACCCCTCAAAGATATCTTCTACAGCATCCTTGGGGAGATACTCCCGAACCCCTGAGTAGGATCCACGGTTGAACGGGAACACGATGGAAGCACCAATCGAGACCGGCTCACAGTTCAACAAGCAATCATAACTGGTTGCGTGAGCGATTGAGACCGTCTTCGGTGTGAGTGTATTCCCACCCTGGAGGATGAACTGATTGGTATCAGAAAAGAGCACCAACTTCTGAGCCATTGGGACAGCATGACGAAGCATGGCAACTCGATTGTGGGCAGAAGCTACATCAATCGGTGCGGTGTCTAGA